CAACATTATCTTTTAATGTTGTGCCCAGACCTTTAAGAGTTAAAGCTTGTCTTTTCATCATGCCAGAGAATTGACCACCTTCTCCGGTCATGCCCTTCATAGCTTTGTCCAATACTGCAAATGTAACTTTGCCCTGTTGAAGCATTTCAAATAATACATTATTGGTAACATTAAACTCATCTGCCAATGCCTGTATAATAGGGACACCAGCAAATATGAATCTATTTACTTCACGCATAGAAGCCTTTCCTCTGGCTTGTACACGACCGAAAGCGTTTACTAATGAATCAAACTTCTCTTGATTACCTTGTGCTAAGTCACCAAGCATTTTCATTTGACCAATAACTACATCTGAACTTGAACCAAAAGCTAATAGACGTTGTGCCCCTGCTGCTAATGGTGCAAATTGTAATGGTGTTTCTGCTGAGAACTCTTTAATTTGTGCCATCAGTGTACTTGCTATACCGGCAGATTTTATTAGTATTTCGAATGATAGTGCAATTTGTTCTAATGAAGCGGCATAACTTATGGAACCAACTATGGCGTTTTTAATAACACGTGTTAATGTAGAAATTCCCATAACAAGACCGGCACCGGCCAGTATCTGTTTTGTGACAGAACCGAACATGCCACCCATCTTTTTACCAGTGGTAGTCATTTTGGTGCTTGTGTTTTTGAGCTTTGCTAATTCACTGTTGGCGATTCTCACGCCGTTTGCGTCAACTCTAATTTCTAATGTTGCAACGTCTGCCATAAACTAATCCTTTTATTTTGACATTTTCTTCGTATGCTCAGAAACAACATTACCAACGGCCTTGTCTATAGCCATTATTGCTTTACATTCCCATATATCTAATATGGCACCTGTTATTTCCATATACGCTTTTATGTCAGAATAAGTTATTGCTTCTCCCTGTCGTAATCCCCAATAATGTTGCCATATAAACACACCATGTATTGGTATGTCTGGTGGCTCAAGTTTTGGGTGTGGTTTCCCTGTGGAATTTTCTATTTGTTTATAGCTGGCTCTCCACGTAGAACCACCAGCTAGTGGAAGGTCAAGTTTGACTAAACTAATAGCTATTTCTATTAGTTCTTCCACTAACTCATTAAAAAATTTTCACGGTCACCAATAAATTCTTCTACTTGATCCCGTAGTAAAGGATAATCAGAATAAAGTTCGTGTGCTTTGTCATATGAAAACTCTACATCTTCATCCTTGTCTGTCAGTCCACGCCAATCTTTAGTGCATCTTGCTAATCGTTCAATTACTTCAGACTCTAATGATTCAGCAGTAATAACTTTCTTGCCACCCCGTTGTGCTTGTTTCAGCCTACGGTTCTGCATTTCTCTTTCTGCTCGTCTATACTCGTCGCTGTCAATGCCCACCACAGTTATGTAAATGTCGGTGAGTTCTCCTGATGCATCTGCGATCTGCACCTCTGCCCCTTCATTAGAAGCAGTCTTCGTGTCTAAGTTTTTAAGTTCCATTGTTCATCTTCTCCTTTTCACTATGGAAATATTATGTAACTCTGCTAATAGTCATATTAGTAGAGTCACTTGTGTCATAAAGTGCTTGCCAATCAAATGTCTGTATAATTGCTCCATCATCAGATATTGGTGTGCTTGCTGCTGTGTACTTTATTCTTGGGATAGTAAACGTGTAGCTGAAAGCTGCTGTTGTATCTACTAAATCAAATTGTAGTGTTGTTTCTGTTTCGGCATTAAACTTATCCCAATAAGCATCACTAAAAAAGAAACAGGTAAATGTTCCGCTTATGTTACTTCTGCCAAGTGACATTTCTATAACCTCATCATCCCCTAATGCATAATTAGTTGTCACACCATTATTAAGGTTTAATGTTAATGAGGAAAGATATGCTGTAACCGTGCCACCCTCTTCAAATGTAGCTGTATATGAATCAAACGGTGAGCCTGTTTGAGCGGCAATTAAACTAGTGTTTGTTGGTGCTTGTGCTAATGTTGTTCCTTTACCCAAGAATCCAAAAGTATAAGTGACCATTGCTTCAGGATTAAGAACTAAACTAAATGTGTTTATGATCATTCCATCATATTGAAAGTATTCTGCTATATCCACAAATCCTTTTTCTATTCCATAACTATAGAGGGTAGTTCCTTGTTTTAATGTACTTGCTGAAACGGTTGTATTACCAGCACCACCACCACCTTCTACTTGAGTAGTAACCGAATCTGTAGAAATAAGAGTAAGTGCTCCTACTGCTACGGAATCAACGGTATAAGTGCCATCATTTGTACCTTCAACAGTAGAAACGGTTATTTTCATTCCCGATAAAAACCCAGCGGCCACAAGCCCATTAGCAGAGTCAGTTATTGTATCAGCGGCAGGGGTATTGTCTACAAAACCTATAGTTGCGAGTAATCCTGTTGTTATTGGAGTCCATGTAGCTCCCATAGCACCTTGTAATAGTATGTCCGGTTCGCCTTTAATCAATTCACAACTTATGTCTCCTGCTGGTGCTAAATTACCATGTCGCAGTTCCATCAATTCTCTGGCACTCTTTAATTCATCTGAAAGAAAAGTGCTTTTAGCTAAGTCTAATGTATTACCTGTTGTTCTAAGTAATGTTGTGATTGCTTCTATAGTAGTTGCTCCGGCACCACCACCACCAGCTACTTCCGCTGTAAGTGAATCTGTAGCAATAAGAGTTATGGTTCCTGCAATAACTGTAGCTATTGTATAAGTTCCATCATTCGTACCAGAAGCAGAACTGACATCTATTTTCATGCCAGCCTTAAAACCAGCAGTGACAAATCCATTGCCTGTATCTGTTATGGTATCAGGATCGCTATCAACGAATGCTATTGTAGCAATAGCTCCTGTTGTTACTCCAAATCCACCACCAAATGTTCCTTCTTCTAAATAAGATATATATGTTTGTGAACCATCGGCATAAAGGGGTGTTAACGCCATAATTTATTCTCCTTTTATTTCTTACGCAGAATCATCTCTTGAAACAGTCATGTTAGATGTGTTCCCTGTATCGTAAAGTGCTTGCCAATCAAATGTCTGTATAATAGAACCATCATCACTAACTGGTGTAGATGCAGCAGTATATTTTATTCTGTGTATTGTAAATGTATAATCTAAATCAGTAGCAGCAGGATCATTGATCACTACTGTTAATGAAGATTCTGTTTCATCATTGAAAGCATCCCAAAGATCATCGTCTTTAAATAAACAAGTAAGTGATCCTGATATATTGCTTCTGCCAAGAGACATTTCTACTGGTTCTGCATTTGCTAATACATAATTGGGGGTTACTCCATTATTTATATTCATGGTTAACGATGTTATGTATGGAAAAGAACCACCAATTGCTCCCTCAGAAAATGTTGCGCTCCAACTATCATATGGTGAGCCTGTTTCTGCTGCTGCAATTGTAGTAGGAGGGGCTTCAGCACCATCAATACTGGTTTGATTTAGTTCAGTATCCCCACAAAGGAACCCAATAGAACCGGTTATCATTGCTTCAGGATTAAAAACTAAACTAAATGTATTGACAACACATCCAGTAAAACTAAAGTATTCATATATGTCATTGAATCCTTTTTCAATGTTAAATGAGTAAAGTCCTGCTCCTTGTATTAGTGAGTATGGCCCTCCACCTGTCCATGCAGCACCCATAGCAGCGGCTAAAAATGGGTCGTATTCATTATGAATAAACTCAAAACTTATATCCCCCGCTGGTGCCAAATTCCCGTGTCTTAATTCCATAAGACGCCTGTTAGATTCAAGTTCATCTGAAAGAAAAGTGCTTTTAGCTAAGTCTAATGTGTTGCCAGTAGACCTAAGATATGTAAGTGACGGTACTCCTTCTTGTGCATTAAATACAGTTTCTGCTTCATATGCTAAATATGTTTGACTTCCATCTGCGTAAATTGGTGTTAATGCCATAATTCATTCTCCTTATTATGTATGCGATATTTTCTATATTCAATTATCAACATATGCCTTCCATTCAATACTGACTGGAACCGTAAAATAACTTGCTGTTTCTAAAGCAGGGTTTTTCCATGACTTAATTATTCTCGTTAATGTAGTATCATAAGTCAAATATGTTCCCCGTTTAAAAGCTGCTAATATCGCTTCAGCATATATCCTTGATTGATAATCTCCCTCTTTTAATCCTACTGGTGCCCAAATCGAAACTTGGTATATTCCCCGTAGGCTATTCTTTCCACTTGTGCCTAATTCAATCACTTGCATTTCATTGGGCATAAAGTCCACTTTTACAAATGGCACCCCTTCAGCCACATCTGTTTCAGGATTGAATGGTCTGTTTTCCCAAGCAACAGCATACCCAAGTGTAACCAATTGCGTATTTAGTGCTGCTTGTACATTGTTATAACTCATATAGCAGTTGCCTCCACTGTATGTTTCATAACAATTTCAGGCCATCGTTGTGCAGTTAATCTAACCATTCCCTGTGGAGCTTGTTTAGAAAATCCACCAGCCGATCTTATTTCATACCCCTTTCCACCATAAGGAACCATCCATGTTCCCCTTGTTGGGTTATGCGGTTGATAGCCACCATATTCAAGTTTTCGTATATATGGTAAACTATT